ATTTATATGCCGTCTGTAGCCTGAAATGTAATGCTAAAATGGCAGTTGGTAAGGCAAGCGAAGCACAGGAAGCGGAACGGATACGGAAACTAATATATGACAAGGAGTAAATTATGAGCGGTTTTATCTGCAGTGACCCTATTTATAACTATAAAAATATCTATTTCCGGCATCATGACTGGTTAGGCATAACAAAGCTGAACAAAGATTTAAAGAAAGCGAAAAGAACCGGGCGTGTATTTTTTGAAAAATATCGTGAATGGGTTATGCTGGCCAAAGAAGAAAGGGAAAAGTACCGAATCGGCGGCGGGTGTGTACCGTTTTAGTTTGACACCTACCAATATTTGACAAGGAGTGAAAGAATTATGAAAGGTGAAATTTTTGCTGAATTTAAAATGACAAAATGGCAAAGGATTAAAATATTTATATATTCAATTACCGGAATACGATTACCAGGAAAGATTGTTAATATGGAAATAAAGGCAGTGAAGGATGATTGAAGAACAAGACGGTAAATATTTAGGCGGTTTAACTCCGTTACCTGAGGATATTATTAGAGATAAAATAAAAAACATTGACGAACACAGAGCCCATGAAACAGCAGAGATGATGTGTGTTAAATGTTATTATAGATATCAGGGCGTGTGGCCGGAACAAACACTATTAAAAAATCTTGAATGTCCACACTGTAAAAAGACAGGTGGAATTATCAAGACGGGGCAAACAATATTTGACACCTGAGCGTTTTTATGGTAGTATTTAATTGGCCTTTGACCGGGTTGAAAAATGGAAGTCAAACTATTAATTTAGTTAAGCCCTCCGGGTTGTGGTTTGATGAATATATACGACTTCCAGATATTTTTCAAACAGGTCACACGATCCGGGGGGTTTTTTATTGGAGCGAAGATGGCAACACAAAGATATATAAGTACAAGTTTTTGGGATGATGAATGGATACAAACATTAGACCCATCAGAGAAATTACTTTATTTGTATTTTATGACCAATCCGTTAACTAATATAGCTGGAGTTTATAAAGTAACTGACAAGCGTATAAGTTTTGATACCGGCTTTAATATTGATACAATAAGACATATCATGGATAAGTTTAAGAAAGCAGGAAAGGCATACAGAGACGGACAATATATATTATTGCCATCGTGGCCCAAACATCAAAAATGGAAAAATAGAAAAAAAATAAAAACAGGAATTGATAATTGTCTATCAGAATTACCAGAACACATATTAAATAAACTCAAAAGTATCGGTTATTGCTATGATTTAGATAACTTATATATAACTTATGATAACTTATCTGAAGATACGAACTATATAGATACTGATTCTGATATTAATATAGATACAGATATAGATACTGATAAAGAAGTAAAACACAAATACGGGGAGTTTAAAAATATCTTATTAACAGACAAAGAAAAAGACAGACTAATATCTGAATACGGACAAGACAAATTCGACAAGGCTATACTTTTCTACTCATCCTACAAGGTTGAAAAGGCATACAAAAGCAAAAGCGATAATTTAAGCATGCGTCGTTGGGTGTTCAAGGCTATTGAAGATAAAAAAAGCCAGGGGTTTACTAATACAGACAAGTACAAGGATATGTAATGAAAGATGTTTCTGAATTTATGAAAAAGATGGTTGAATATTATGGAGCTTTTATTAACGAAAAGGTTGCTGATTTAATAGCTGAAGAATTGCATTACATTAAACCGACAGACTATGACCGGGTTTTCCGATTTATGATTGAAGAATTTCCGGCAAACTGGAAACCTGACATAAAAGCAATAAATGATATTATAAAGAAAAATGGAATTCAAAGATTAAGTAATTCAGGCGGTAAAAAATGTCCTGTGTGTTTTACTATAAACTATTCAAGCTGTATGTGCTGCCCTAAATGCAAATATGAAAGCAATGACGGTAGCCCGGAAGTATACAGACAATTTTGGAAAGACTGGCAAGCCGGAAAAGTGAAAAGATTTGATTCAAAAAAACTTATTCAATTACTGGCCGAAAGTAAAAAGTATAAAGAAGAGGAAGAAGAAAAAGAAAGCCTTAAACAAATGTTATCTAAGGTTAAGGAGGGATAATGAAAAGAATATTTCATTCGATAGACAAATGGGAAGATAAGAAAAATGGAATGTATAATCATCTTCCACTTGATAATGAATTAATAAAAAAATGTGTTTATCTGTTAACAAATGATATTTTATTTTTTCAAATTATGAAGCAAGTATGTAAAGAATGGAAAAATGCGGCAGAATCTAATCTTTCTCATATAAACAATAATCGAAGAGCATGGCTTGGTAGGGCTTCATGCTGTTATTATATAAATGCTCCTGAAAATATAACACAACATGCATGGATATCAATGACAGATAAGCAAAGAGAAAATGCGAATAAAACGGCAGATAAATTTTTAATTTATTGGTATGAAAAATACGAAAAACAATTAAATTTATTCGAGGTAACAAATGCCTAAAAAACAGCTAAATATAAATGTTTATGACTCTGCAAAAAAAAGAATAGAATATGTATTTGATAATTTTAATAAAATATATGTGTCCTTTTCTGCAGGTAAAGATAGCACTACAATGTTGCATTTAGTAGCAAATGAAGCAATCAAAAGGAACAGGAAAATAGGATTATTATTTATCGATTTAGAATCTCAGTATAAATTTACGATTGAAAATGCAAAGAATATGTTTGAGTTATATAAAGATATTATTATTCCATTCTGGGTATGTTTGCCTATTCATTTAAGAAATGCTGTATCAGTATATGATCCTTTTTGGAAATGTTGGGATATAAAAGAAAAAATAAAATGGGTAAGAGAAGTACCTGATAATGCGATAAATAATATAAATTATTTTCCTTTCTTTTTTGATGGAATGGAATTTGAAGAATTTGTTCCATTGTTTGGAGAATGGTTTTCTGGTGGCAAAAAAACTGCCTGTTTTGTAGGAATAAGGGCAGATGAGTCATTAAATAGATTTAGGACAATAGCAAGTAAAACTAAAACTACATTTGAGGGAAACCAATGGACAACAAAAGTAACTGATAATGTTTATAATATATATCCAATGTATGATTGGAGAACAAGAGATATATGGATTTATCACGCTAAGAATAGAGATAAGCCATATAATAAATTATATGATATGATGAATATGGCTGGATTATCTATACATCAACAGAGAATATGCCAGCCTTATGGAGACGATCAACGAAGAGGTTTGTGGTTGTTTCATTTAATAGAACCAGAAACTTGGGCTAAAGTAGTTGCAAGGGTGAATGGAGTTAACGGAGGTGCTTTATATATAAAAGAGTCGGGCAATATGACCGGGTATAATAAAATAGAACTTCCGAACGGACATACTTGGGAAAGTTTTGCAAAGCTATTATTAGGATCAATGCCACCAAAAACAAGAATACATTTTGAGAATAAGATAATATTATTTATTAAATGGTGGGAAGAAAAGGCATATCCAAATGGAATACCAGACGTAATAGATCAAATTCTCGAATCAAAAAGAAAAGCGCCTTCGTGGAGACGTATTTGTAAATCATTATTAAGAAATGATTATTGGTGTAAGGGGTTGGGGTTTTCACAACACAAAAGTGAAGCATATGAAAAATATTTAAGACTGATGGAAAGACGAAAGAGAGAATGGAATTATAATTTATTTGGAGAAGAAAATGAAACAGAGAGCGCATGAATTGATTGATATGATTTATCAAGAAAATAATGAAAATAAAAAAATAGAATATTTAAATGAAATAAGAGAGATATTACACAACGAAAGTCCACTAAAAACAGAGCCTGTTGATTGTGTGTTGTGGGTTAAAAATGAAAAAGTGCAAGCAAATGATTATAACCCCAATAATGTGGCTCCTCCGGAAATGGAATTATTAGAACTATCAGTGTTGAATGACGGATACACACAACCAATAGTAACATTCAATGAAGAAGGTATTTATGAGGTCGTTGACGGATTTCATAGAAATAGAATTGGTCAAGAATCTGAAAAAATAAAAACAAGAATAAAAGGATATTTGCCTATAGTTAAAATAAATCAAGATCGTGAAAATAAAAGTGATAGAATAGCAGCAACAATACGACACAACAGGGCAAGAGGAAAACACCAGGTTTCAGCCATGAGTGAAATAGTTTTAGAATTAAAAAGAAGAAACTGGAGTGATAAGAAAATAGGAAAAGAATTAGGAATGGATTCTGATGAGGTTTTGAGATTAACACAAATAAGCGGGCTTGCAGAAATGTTTTCAGATCAAGAATTTTCAATGGCTTGGGAAGCAATAGATTTAAATGATGACGATTATAAATCAGAAATACAAGAATTAGAAATACAATATCAGGAAGAAGAAACAAAAGAACGTGAGGCATGGAGAAAAGGATGACAGATAAGGGGATAGTATGGGATTAAATAAATCAAAGGGTAATATGTATGATTTTGTAACGCACACCTGGAACACAATAAAGGGGCAGTGTTATCATGATTGTTCTTATTGCTATATGAAACGCTGGGGGAAATTAAAACCTGTTAGATTTGATGAAAATGAATTAGAAACAGATTTAGGAAAAGACAATTTTATATTTGTTGGCAGCAGTTGCGATATGTTCAACGAAATGATACCGGCTGACTGGATCAGAAATACGTTGATTAAATGTAATTCGTATAATAATAAATATCTTTTTCAGAGCAAAAATTGTGAAAGAATGATTAGATGGATAGAATGGGGATATTTAGATAAAAATAAAACCTTATTATGCGCAACACTGGAAACGAACAAGTGGTATAGAAATATAATGAATAAATCTGATATGCCATGGCAAAGGGCATTTGACTTTAAATATTACAACGGGAAAAAATATATAACAATTGAACCGATCATGGAATTTGATTTAGATAAATTTGTAAAAATGATAAAGGAATGTGAACCGATACAGGTAAACATTGGAGCCGATAGTGGTAATAATAATTTACCAGAACCATCACCAGAAAAAATACTTGAATTAATTCAAGAACTGGATCAATTCACTAAAGTAAATATAAAACCTAATTTAAAAAGGATTATGATAAGGGGATAGCATGAAACTATACAACATCAACCAGGAATGCATTATAAAGCGCAACAACAAAAACGGGCTTGTGGTCGGTGTATGCATCCGGGAGAATATGAATGTCCAGTATGAGATCAGCTATGAGTTAAACGATGATATTGTCAGCCGCTGGTTTTATGCGTTTGAGCTGACATTTACCGAGCTTCCGGAGCTGGTTTTGTCCAACGGAGCCGACTGGGAATAGCACAATCTTACAAAGATTAGCACAGGTTTGACATTTTGTAAAAATAATGGAAAAAAAATAAAAAAGTGCTTGAAATAAGCATGCTTATATGATACACTATTATTATAAGTTATTAAGGAGGTATTCATATGAATACAAAAGATTTTACAGATTACGAAAGTTTTATAGGCACTTATAATACTCCTGGCGGTGTTGCTAAAATTACTATTGTAAAAAACGGAACAATTGTTGCTGATATGATTATGACAATAGGGGAAAAATCAATGAAAGTGTCTCCATCTGATGTTGCTGAACATATTAGAGCCGGAAGAATGAAGAGGGTATATTAATGACAAAGATTAGTGCAATCAGAAAGATTGAAGAAGTTAGCAATTACACAAAGTAATGTAGCTAATACCGGTCACAACCTCGGCTGTAAAACACAGACGAAAGGTTATTAAGGAGGGACCAGATGGTACAGGAAAAGGAAACAATTAAATCAGGAAAAACTATTATTGCTCGTGTTGCGATAATGGGGGCAAAAAGGGGGTGCGGTTGGAAATATACCAGATATAAAGCAAAACTTGGAACAGAATCTGGCTATGTGTATGTAAATAATCTTACAAACGGCATGTATCCTAACAAATACAATTTTGAATTATCAAAAGAATATGAAGAGAAATGGATTGCAAAAGGTGTAACAATAGTGTATGGAAGACCAAATCAAAACACAAATGCTCCTAAAGTAATTAAATAACAAAACAGGCTGGTTAACACCGGCCTTAATAACTACCCGCTTCGGCGGGTAATGCAGGCAAGGCCGGTCACAACCCCGGGAAAATGCAGAGTGATAAGTTATTAAGGAGGTCAGAAATGACATTTGCAGAAGCAATAAAATTGAAACAGGGCGATACAGTGAGTATCTATTGTGATCCTGTGACTGAGAAGGATTTAGAGGGAAACGATGCTATTATTGAGTATATCCACAATTTAACACGGCATGAAATTAGAATGGATGTTACATTCCCGAGAGAAGACGGTGTCTTTTATCGATCAATTATTTTCCGTTCATAGGAAGTCAACATGAACCAAACAATAAACAATAACGGGCAAGGGAAACCGATAAAAAGCAAAGTCTTTGTTTTTGGCAATGTGAGCACGTCATTATCAAGAGAAATAAATGAATGGTTTGCTGAAAATATTAACATCAGAATTGTAAACATGCTTCAAAGCGAATGCCTGAAGTATACAACAATATCAATATTTTATTTCGAGGATGCAAAACGAATAAACTATGGTACTACCGAATTAAACACAGCCGGGCCTTAAATAAACTTGATTATGTTGCCTGCCTTGATTGGGCCAGAATGGAAACACAGGAGGCAAAGAAAAATGATAAACTTTGCAAATAATAGCTTTTTAATTATTGTGCGTGTTTTGTTGTTAATTGCATGGGCTGTTGTTGTAATAAAAATAGGGAGAAAAAAGAAATGATATGCGAAAAATGCAAAGCAGAATTAAAAGAAACCTGGACAAAAAAAGGGTATGTTTCAAAATGCGAAAAATGCAAAATGAAATATACAAGAAACTGCGGCCATAAAAACCAGTTCACAGATATAGACGGTTATGGTCAGGTTTTTGAGCGTGGTAATTTATATCAACGGTTTTAATGTAACAATTGCGGCAAGCCGGTAAAGCTGGCTAAAACATGGAGCAGAGCATGATTACACAACAACAAGCAAATGAACGATGGAGAAAAAAAAGAAAGATCAGTTTTACAATGCTGTATACAACAGAAGAAGAACACTTAATAATTAAAAAGACTGCTAAACTATTTAATCAGACAATTACAAGATTTTGCGTAAATGCAATTATGAACAAATGCAACGATGCAATAATTAAGGGGGTGCGTGATGCAGAAGGCTAAAATTATATCATACATTGTCATGTGGTTAATAACCGCCGGAATGTTTTTTGGTGCATTTTTATCGCCGTTTATTGATGATTTTAGAATCGTGTGGATTCGGCCCGTAATGGCTATATTGTTTTTTGTTTTAATAATCGCAGACTTTTTTCTGCTTTATCTCGGGCAATGGCCTGACAAACCGACAGACCCGGAATCATTACGGTCTAAAGAAATTCAACAGGTCAGGCAGATTCTGGAAGTGTTCAAGGCGTTGAAAATGGAGGGGAAGAAATGAATAAACTTTTTGACAGACAGAAATACGTCAATGATGAGGGTGAAGTTTTTACATTTATGCGTGAGGTCGATCAATGGTGCTGTGAAAATAAATACGGAACACCAAGCGCATGGAAGCCGACAAAACACGCCTGCAGGAAAGAAATAGAAAAGGCACACGGTAAGTTAATCACGTACAACGCTTATTTGCGCAAGCATTTCCCGGAGCGGTTCCGGGCTTTTAAGCTGGCTAAAAAGGCGGATCGGATATGAACGATCCAAACTATATTGATCTTACAAAATCGCTTGACTATAATTTAAGGTCAAGGCAGCACGCTCTTGAAATAGTGGAGCAAAGAGATAAAATAAAAATAATTAGAGATTTATTCGAGTTATTAAAAAACAAAAAAATTATAAATATATCTATTACAAAGATAATAGATGGTAATAGTACAATCTCAATTATTTATAAGGGGGAATGATGAAATACACTAACAAAACAGGAACAACTATTTTTCATATTTATCCGAAAGGGCAGTTATTTACATTCAAGGCAATTGAAAGAAAAACCGGAATAATAAAATTCCCTGAGCCCGAACCAGAATGTGGAAAAATATTTCTGTCTAAAAAAGAATGCCTTGAATATCTGAAAGGGCTTTATGGTAAAATGGTGCGTGTAGGTGACATTGTAGTCAATGATCACTATTTTGGGAATGACTCATGAAAATATTTTGCCTGGTAGTAGCAATATTTTTTATAGCATTCACTTTTTTTCTGGGTGCTGTATGTATTACGATAGTAAAGATTTTATTTGAGGGGGTTATGAATGGCTTATAAACCAACACAAGCACAGTTAATGCAGGACTTACTTGACCGTAAAAAAATGCGTCAAACACGGTGGTCGAATAGGAGTATAGCAATTTATCTCTGTCCTATACGGGGAGAAATAAGATACTGGCATATTCCAGAAGATGATGAACAACACAGTTTAGCAATTAATAAGTTAAAATCAGCAGACGGGCATATCGAATGGGAAGAATACAAAGATCCGGAAGACTTCGGCCCAATAACAGAGGAAGAACTTGAAGGGGCGAGAACCCGGCTGAAGCAACCAAAACAAACAAAGCCGGTTATTGATTGGGAGCCAGCAAGAGCCTATCCTATAAGTTTAGCAATAACCAAAAATGATAATACTGTTAATTCATTTAATCACTTGGAAAATGGAATTAGTCAAATAATAAACTGGATAAACAACCATGAAGAAAGTAATGGTTAGAATAATGGTTCCAGATGGAAAAACATATTTATATAAAGAACCTGGCATATTAAAAAGGATATTGAATAGAATATTTAAAAGACAATATTTGCGCAAAGTCAGATTTAAAAACGGGACAATAAGATTAAGAAACAAGCAGGAGGAAAAAAATGACAGATAAACGATGGAAAGCATGGCAAAAAATTAAAAAGCACACTGACAAGAAAGCCCGAAACAAACGCCGGAATATTCGACAGAAGTGTGCAAAATGAAACAGATTGAAATTGACGGGGAATTCTTCCCCGATCTATACAAAACAATTCAATATTGTCCTGAATATGCAATGAAACAGGCGGAAATATTTGGAACCGGACAATACTTCTGTAATGATAAAGGGTTTCTGGAAATACCGGAAGAAATAAGCAAGATATTAAGAAAAGACTTATGGAATTTAATATAAACAACCCAAGGGGCTTGATATAAATGGATCATAGCTTGTTCATTCATCCGACCTCCTTTTAAATAGTTTTCGGCGTTTGCGTTGCTGCGCTGTAAAGAGTTTCTACCCGGTTGTCCCTTGCCGGGTTTTTTATTGTAATTTGTTTGATTATATGATATTATAGTTATATGGCAGACCCGGGAAGACCAACCAAATATAATAAACAAATTCAAAAAGCCGCAGAAAAGTATTTAAAAGAATATAATTTATATGGTGATGTTGTTCCAACAACATGCGGGCTAGCATGTATCATAGAAGTCTCAAAGTCTACAATATACAAATGGGCAAAAGAAAATGAACAATTTTCGGACACGTTAAGACAAATACAAGAAAAACAAGAAACTGTTTTAATAAACAACGGTTTAAATAGTACTTTTCATCCAACAATAACCAAACTTATGCTTGCAAATCATGGCTACCATGATAAACAGGAAATAGAACATTCAGGAAGCGACCCAATAAACGTTATTATCCAACCGGTAACAAATGCAGATAAAAATAAACCCGATAGCTAAACATTGGGAATTTCTTTATCAATCAAAATACAGATATAACATTTCAAGGGGCGGGGCAGGATCCGGCAAGTCTTACACTCATGCACAAATGATACTTACTGAGCTAATGACCCGTAATTTCTGCAGGTGGCTAGTCCTTCGGAAAGTCGGCAAAGATATATTAAGATCAGTGTATCAGCTTTTTCTTGATATCTGCATAGAATCAGACATGCTTGAACTGTTTCATTTTAACAAGACAGACAAAATAATCACCTGTATTAAAACAGGCAATCAGATATTTATGTCAGGGCTGGATGATGCGAACAGGATTAAATCAATTGCCGGTGTTACGGATGTTTGGATTGAAGAAGCTACAGAATTTAATTATGGAGACTGGAAGCAGTTAACTTTAAGACTTCGGGGCAAAGGAATACAAAGACGGTTTTTTCTGACTTTTAATTCTGTTTCTTCCCGATCCTGGTTAAAAGAAACTTTTTACGATAGACCAATAGAAGGCGGCAAGATACAATATTTACATACTAATTATCATGATAATCCTTTTCTCGACCAGGAATATATTGAAGACCTCGAGAGCAACAAAGAAACTGACCCGGATTGGTACAAGATTTATATTCTAAATGAATGGGGTGAAATCGGCGAACATAGAATATTATTAAATATTGTAGTTTATGATTTTGAAATTGACAACACAGTACAACACTTTAATGGCGGTGATTTCGGGTTTAATGATCCATCAACATTAACAGACTGTTACATTAAAGATCAGGAATTATACATATGCCACGAGTTTTATAAATGCGAACTTGACCCGGAACAACTAAAGGCGGAAACAAGAAAAATAGAATGGATCAAAGGCCGCAAAAATGTAATATGTGATTCTTCCCGGCCAGACTTGATTAAAATGTATAACACCCCAGGCCGCACTTTTATTGCATACCCGGCACGGAAAAACGTTTTATCTAAACGATCAAAACATTATAAGACAAGCATGGCTTTTTATCTTAAGCAGTTTAAAAAGATACATGTCCATAAAACCAATTGTCAGAATGCAGCAGAAGAATTTATTTCCTGGTCATGGCAGACTGACAAAGAAGGTAAGCCGATTGACGAGCCGCTTGACGGATATGATCACACAATTGACGCTGTTATCTACAGCTTGGAAGAAAGGGCAAGACGATATTATGCGACAAATAAAAGATAATGTGCTATAATGGCAAGAGGAGAAAATAGTGAAGAGTAATTTAATAGGCTATGAAACCATACGGGTCGGCGAATGCAAAAGCGTCTACCCTCCCGGAATAAACTGGATATCTTGTGAAGGAATAAATGAAAAGGAGAAACAAATGAAACATATAATAGGAAAAGGGAAAAAGACCGGGCATCATTATATAGAAACAATGTCTTTTAAAATTGAAATAACCCCAGAAGAATTTACAACCCTTTATAATGCAGAAAAAATATGTGAAAAATATAATATTAATATAAGTGATATACAGAGATTAACATGGGAAGAAAAAGAGAAAATTACGGCATTATAGCAGGAGAAAATAATGAAAGGAATTGCAGTAATTAAATTGGTAAACGGCGAAACTTTAGAATATAAAGTCTTAGAACAAGAAGTGCAGTATGGAAATGTTATATTAAAAACACCTTATTGTAGTGTAACCATAGCATCCGACAAAATATTATACATAGAGTTTTATAAAATGACCTTACAAGAATATATAAATATACAAAAACGTGCAAATGAACGGGTTGACAATAAATAAGTTTACAAACGGCCTTTTGTGATATATAAATAGTTAGGAGTCAATTATGGTTTCAAGATCAATTACCACAGCCGAAAAAATAAAAGCGTTAATAACTGAACACAATCTCACAGAAGGAAATCAGTACAAACGATATCAAAAATATTATGACGGGCTTAATCCGACAATTTTAACAAAATCAATTCAGGCAGAACCGGACAACAGAAAAGCGGTTGCATATGCAAGGAAGGCAGTTCAGACTGTTGTGGGTTATATGTTTCAGGAAATTGTATACGATTATCCAGATAAAAATAATGAAATAATAAAAATGCTGTCGTCTGAAAAGGGACAGATTGATGAAACAGATTCGGCAACAATAGCACTATCAAAGGGGCTTAGTTACAAACTTATCTGGAAAGCTGACAACAAAATAAAGTATGCTGTTGTCAAACCGGAAAACATGATTATCGAATGGGATGATAAAATAGAGCCTGAAAAAATAGCGGCTTATTATTATACTGAAAAAGAAATAATAAATGCCAAAGGAACAAAAGACAAATATATTACCTGCCGGGTGTACACTGCCGACCAATATGAAACATGGGTTTCCGTTAATAATAATGCATATGTTTTAAATAAGGAAGAATCCGGGAAAAATGAATCCGGGGTTGTAAACGTTGCCGAACATAAGATAAACAGGGAAAAGCGAAATATCTTTTATGAAGTGATCGGGCTGATTGATTTTCAGGATGAGATCGTATCTTCAAACATGGCTAATGAAATTCAAACCATAGCGAATTCAATTCTTGCTTTGTATGGCAAATATCTTGATAACGAAATGCCGGACCCACACACTGGAGAAACAGAACAAGATAAATTCATGAAAGCAAAAATTAAAATAATTGACGGGTTAGATAAAGCTGCCGGTGATTTTATTGAATGGATCGTTAAAACAATCCAGTGGGAGGGAATATTTGGAATCTTTGACCGGATAAACGATTTGATTTATGATATCTTACAAATCCCAAATATGAGCAATGACAAATATTTTCAAGACCCGTCTGGGGAAGCATTAAAAATGCGCCTTACTCCGTTTGAAAACAAATGCTCCCTCATTGAATCCAATTATAAACAAGGGCTTGTTGAACAGATTAAAATAATGTCTGCGTTCCCAGGGGTCGATGAAGTTGATACTGAAAAATTGACAATCACATTTAACCGGAAAATACCTCAATCACAATCACAAAGAATTGATGAAGCAGTCAAAATTGCGATGATGTTTGGTGAAGAAATAGCCCTTGAATATCTGGGTGATATAATTCCAGACCATAAAAAAGTATTAAAATTGATTCGGGAAAGAATGGAAAATGAAGCAATAAACTTTTTAAACAATCAGACAAACGTATTACCGGAGCCGGAAATTGAAAGCGCCTAAATCAACATTTAAGGGTGCAGAAACTTGGATATTTAATCAGGCACAGAAAAATATTACTGTTACTAAAAAGGCACTTGTTGAAGTGTATAAACAGGTTTTAGAAAATATCCAAAACAAAATGAATACTTTAAAACCCGGAATGTCGTTCACAGAAAAACGGTTAACTGCAATGCAGGAGAAAATAAACGCAGAACTGAAAAGTCTTAACGCAACAAATCAACGAATTATTTCAAGCGGGTATATTAGAAACTTTGAACTCGGGTATTATGGGAACGGCTACGAATATGAAAAATGGGTCAACTCGGTAATTACAAGTACTAAAACACATGTTGAACTTGGATATTATCAGATTGACAGAACAGCCATTTTATCAAGCCTTAATCAGCAAATTGCAGGGGAAGCATTTAAAAACAGGATGCTTGATAATGTCTTAACACTCAGAAAAGAAATAAGGCGCTCTGTCGCTGTTGCTATGGTAGAAGGCCAATCGGCACAACAGACAGCAAGGAATATACAGTCAGGAATTCAGGGCATCGGCAAGGCAATGACAAAAAGCGTTAATCATTCTTTAATGATAGCCAGAACTGAAATGAACCGAGCGTATAGTCTCAGCCAGGAATTTGCAACGGCACAGGCTGAAGCTGCCGGGGTTGATGTTTCGCCGACATGGGATGCTACGCTTGACGGAAAGACAAGAGAATCGCATGCAAACGCAGACGGAAAGAAATTTATTCTTGATCAGAACGGCAACTGGATAGTAACTGTCGGAGGCACGATTTTTACAAGCCCAAGGGTGCCGTTATACGGGCCAGGGAAAGCAAAGGAAATAGTAAACTGCTTTATTCCAGAAACAAAAATAAGCGCGGCAGATATAAAGAAATGCTATAAGAGAAAATATGACGGGCTATTAGTCACTATAGAAACGGCCACTGGAATTAAGTTGACCGGAACCCCTAATCACCCTGTACTCACCGAGAATGGATGGGTTGGCCTTGGCTTCTTGAAAAATGGAGATAATATAGTTAGCATGGATGTCGGAAATTTCAATAATTCCACCATGCCCACTAAACCAAATAAATACTGTAAGCCAGCCAGCATTGGAAAGGTATTTAAGTTTTTTGATATTGTTTTTCCTAACCAAAGGGTGAGAGGGAGAAACGTGGACTTCCACGGCGATGGGAAACAAACCAATGTCAAGGTTGTATCGGTCGACAGCTTGTTGAGGAATACCAGAAAACCCAGACTTTATAAGAAGATTAAGCAATTCTGTTTCTCCTTTTCCTATATATTGCTGTGTCTTTTCACGGGATTTTGCTCTAAGGCAAAGCTCATTATGAGAACGCTTTTTACCCCTAACAGCATCATGCGCAGCTTTAGTAAGGCGTTGTCTCTCAAACGGCGTGGCTTGATTCATGCGAGCAAACATAGCTTCACTGCGATTGCGACCTTTAAAACCTTTTTCAGAGAAGCGGTCATAGATATAAGCTCTGGAAACTCCGAACCGCTCAGACAGCTTTTTGACAGATACCCCTGCATTATGCAGCTTGATAAGATTGTCGATATCAATATGAGTAATTATTCTGGACATGTATATAACCTCCAAACTAAAGATAATACATATATAGCATATAATAACAGCAATGGCAATAGGGGTATACTGGTACATAATTGTCGATGCAGAAGACAGAATAATCCATTTGGTGTTCAACCGGTAACAAGAACAGCAAGAACAGCAGGTGGCACTTGGCAAGAAGTAAACGGAAATCTTAATTATAATCAATGGGCCAAAACGTTGGAAGGCCGAAAAGAAATAGAGCGCACTATCGCAGACAGGTCATTACGGGCAAGGGAATTGCGCATCATGAGAAATGCAAGAGACAGAAAACTCACTACAGCAGAAAGGCGAACATTAGCGGATATCAGGAAGCAAATTAAAGGCCGTGTGATTGGGAATATAGGGACACGCACCAACATAGCATAATTTTGATTTGACAACAGTACAAACCTGTGCTATGTTTTTAATAACACCTTTGCCGGTGGGAAAGGTAAAAACCGGTTATGATCTTTGAAAAGGATACATTATGGCAGAGAAAGAAACGGCTGCAATCGTTACGCCAGAGGAAACTCCCGCCGAGGATGCAGCAAAACAGACCGAACAGGATGTTGAAACAAGGTTAAAAGCCCTTGAGGAAACAAATGCCAAATTACTGGAAGAAAATAACCGGTATAGAGGCAACATATCTAAAAAGGATAAAGACCTGGCCGCTCTGGAAAGGGAAAAGTCAGCACTGGAAAGGGAAAAAATGAGTGCTGAAGAAAAAGCCAAAGCAGAAGCAGAAGAAACAAAAACGGTTTACATAAATGAACTGATTGAAACAAAAGCGGAAGCATTGGGACTTGATGAAGCTAACAAGAGTTTGCTTGAAGGGAATTCCGGCCAGGAAGTCAAAGAAAAAGCTGAAAAGCTTAAAGACTACAAGGCAACCATTTTAAAAGAAGCAAACTTAAAAATTGAAGCGCTTCAGAAAGAAATTGAAACCATGAAGGGAAATATGCCAGACCCCGGAAGTGGTGATAAAACATCAGGCGGCCTTGCAGATTTATCCACGGCTGATTTAAACGCTTTAGCAGCAAAAGAACCAGCCAGAACTGAAGAAATTATTGCAGAAATTCAAAGGAGAAATCAGCGGTCAGCCTAAAACAGGAGAATTAAATGGCTGAAACAAGGCTAACAAATGTGGTTGTACCACGAGTATTTTCAGCGGCAACCGTTGAGCCGACAATCTATCGTAGTGAATTTTATCGATCTGGAATTATAGACATAGATGCAGAAGTATCAAATTTAATTTCCGGTGGCGGTAAAATTTATGACTTACCTTTTTGGCAGGACGTGTCCGGGACTTCCGGTGATGCCCCGGTCGAAGGGTCAGACCAGACTGTAAACAATTTGGCCCAATTACAGCAGGTTTTCAGAAAGCACACAAGAACAAAAGCATGGGGCCAGAATGACTTGTCTAAAGTGCAATCAGGAAGCAACGGAATATCTGCACTTGAAAACATGGTAATGGATTATTGGGCACAGGCGTATGACATTATCGCATTAAAATCAATGCAGGGAATTACCCTTGATAACATTGATAATGACTCTGGCGATTTGGTCAATGACGTTTCTGGTAATGCAGGATCGGCAGCTTACATATCAGCAGAAGCAATTATTGATGCCAAAGCATTGATTAGCGAAAACCAGGAAACATTTGCAGCAATTGGAATGCACCCAAGTGTGTATGCTTATCTGAAAAAGCTCGACTTGATTGATACCGTTCCAGATTCACAACAGGGCGGAAGGCTGTCTTTTTATGAAGGTATGAGAGTAATTCAGTCAAGGAATGTTTACACTTCAGGCGGTGTTTATTACACTTATCTTGTTAAATCAAACGCAATAAAATTTGGAACAACTTTAGCAAACTATATACCGACAGAGCTTAACAGGGAACCGCTTGACGGATACGGAATTGATCAGCTTATTACTCGTCGTACTTTTGCGCTGCACTTTGTAGGGACTGCATGGGTTGATGGATCAGTAGCCGGAACAACTCCGACTGATGTAGAACTCGCAGCCGCCGCACAATGGAACCGGGTTTTTGATGCTGAAAACATGCCGTTTGTTGTACTTAAACACAAAATAGGCTAAGGGGTTTTAAATGGAAGAAGTCAAGATTGATCCTGAACTTTACACTTCGAGAAATCGACGGGTACAAGTTAAGCGGGCTACATTCAATAAATTGCGTTCAAGATTTGAAGACCTGATTGAATATATAGCAACGCTTGAAAAAAGGATTGATAAATTAGAAAAAGCCAAGCCGACAAAGGCAAAGCAAAAGAAGGATTGAAATTATGAGACTTAATGACATAGATTCAAGATCAATCGGCGAATTAGTACAGGATGTACAGGATTTATATTCCCCTGTTCGGGGTACCGTTCTGTATGTTGACCCTTATGGGGCTGGTACTAATACCGTGGCATCAAGAAAAGACCCCGTGGATAATCTATATGATATACATTCTAATAGCCTGGTTACATCGGGGCAAGGTGACAGGATAATCGTTTATTCTGGCGGTACAACTTCGGCACACACAACCAGTTACATGGATATAGAATTACCCTGGGCATATCACAATACAAGAATAAGCGGGATAGCCGCACCGACAAGACAGTTTGGCCGGGCCAGGGTATCAAACAAGGAAAGAACAACCGGAGCAATTACAACTATAGCATTTCCAACTACGACAACAATCACAGACTCAGCAGAAGGATTTTTGACGGCCGGGTTTGCAGTAGGGCAAACGATTTTAATCGACACTACTTCAAATACCAATGATGGGACTGCCACTATTACTGCAGTAACAGCCGGAACAATTACCTGCTCGGGTTCAACATTTACACCGGAAGATGCAGCAACCGCAGGCTCTACAACAATTATCAGCTATCAAGCTAACCTGATGACCATAAGCGGCGACAATAACCTGATTGAAAACATGCACTTTGCTAACTATGGAACATCAACCAATTCTGTAGGAGCTGTAAAAGTAACCGGGAACAGAAACTGTTTTATCGGATGTCATTTTTACGGAATGGGACATGCAACAGCAGCCGCAAACGCAAGCGGTTATGACGTACTTCTTGACGGTGCCGAAGAAACAACTTTTATTAACTGTACTTTTGGAAGTGATACAATCATCAGGGCAGCAGCAAACGGGAACCTTTTACTTGACGGTGGAGTATGGCGTGCAAGATTTTACAACTGTGAGTTTTATTCTTATTCAGCTACTGCCGGAAAGGGTGCTGTTAAATCAGCAGATGCAACCGCTTTTTCTGGAATCCAGCTTTTTAAAGACTGTGTTTTTCTAAACTGGAACCCGAACGGAATCGCAGCTATTGACGATGTGTTTATCGGCACTGATGCAACAAGCGGAGACTGTGTAGTAATTGGCGGCGGTTCGGCAGGATATACCGGATGGGGAGCAGCAACATATATTGGATTACCGACATTTGCAGCAAGCGGGGCCGGTGGTATTGCTACAACCGAATAATAAAAAGCCGTCCATGTGGCGGCTTATTTTAAAGGAGTAGCAAATGGCTACAGCAGCAGAAATATTAAACGGGGCGCGAGATTCTACTACAAAAGCAATAGCAGTTTTGGACGTTGCAAACAAAAAAATAAATGATGAAAAACGCTGGTTTGTAATGTATAGTGTTGCCGACCTGGGAACAATGACAACCCCGGATGATACAATAACTATTGATTTTACAACGCCGACAGAAGCAAGTCTTGAAAAATTACGGTTTACATTTCTAGCAAAAGGAACAGCAGGCTGGAGGGTCAGGCTTATTGAAGCGCCGACAGGCGGAGCGGCAACTCCTACAGGACAATTAACTATATTAAATCACGACAGAAACAGCACGAACACATCATTAGTTACTGATGGGTCAACCGCTAATCAAGTAAATTATGATTCAACTTTAGCAACCGGCGGGGTTACTTTATGGGATGAATATTTAGGTGTTGCAACAGGGCCTTTTTATAGCGGCAACGTTCCGGCAATAAACCAGTTTCGGTTAAAATACAACACTAAATATCAGCTTTCATTATATGGAACTGATAACGATCCGGCAACAATCGCAATAGATTTTTATGATGAAAACTAAGGGGGAAAAATGAGAATCTACGACAAACAGGGAAACCAAATCGGCGTACAGGACGCAAAAGGAAAAAACTTCTTTTTTAAGAAAGAAGACAACAAGAACCCGCCGAAAGATTTTACCCTGAAAAAAGCTGATGCAGTAAAGGAAAAAAAATAAATGGCTTTGCTATCCCTGACAGAGTTTAAGGCATCGGCTACATATTTGTTAAACACCACAAAGTATTCTACGGATGCAACAACTTCACAACTAATACTTGATGCTGAAGATAACTATTTATCTGTCAGGGGGAAGCCGTTTAAAAAGATTACCGGAACATATACAAGCGGAAGCGCTGAAATATCAGAAATCCCGGCTTATGATATGGTCGGACTTGCCAAAGGACAAAAAGTTGCTGATGATAATATCAGAGGAGAAATTATTGATATAGATACGGACAATTCAACTATAACGCTAAATTCAAACGCAACTGATGACGGCGATGCTGTTGAGTTATTTGTTTACCCGGAGCAATCTTTAAACGTTGCAATCAGGCTTGTAAACTTTTTACGGAATCAATATTTAGGGGATGAAACCAAAAAAGCAGAAGCTATTGAAAAACACTCTTGGACAAATTGGGGGCCAATGGATACAAAATACGGAATACCTAAATCTATATCAAGCCGTATAAAATCTTTTGCACACATCCAGGAAGGACAAAAAACGGGACAGGGATATTATAAGGGGCAGGAAGAAATTTCAGTCTCAGACCAGGATACAGTCATAATAAATGAAGAGGTGACCGTAACAGAATAGGGGGCGAGAGGTGAGCCTTGCAGGACTATTAAACGAAACACTTTATATCTACCGCCAAGCAGCCGGGACAAATTACCCATTTAATGATGGAACGTGGTCATTGGTTGCAACCCTCCCTTGTTATGTATCAGACGAGACAATCAAATCATTAAATGAAGACGGTGTGCTGCAGGAAGTGAATTTAACTCGTTTTCGTATTGAACCGTATTCATTCCAGAAAAACGATGAAATTTATTATAACAGTCTTTTTTGGGAGCGGCTTAGTTATGAAGAATTCGACAGACTTGGCCGTGAAGCTGTTATACGGTGTCAGGTTATGAATTTGAACGCTGCACAGATAGCCGAAAGGATTGGCTCATGATCAATGTAAAAATCTGGAAAAATCCTGAACTTCAAAAAACATTTGATGAAGCAAAAGAAGCAGCTTTACAGGGAATGGGGCTACACATGTCTGATGCAATAGCCAGAAATACACACCGACAAACCGGAACTTTACAAAATAGCTGGAACAGCAAAACAAAAAAATGGCAATCCGGTTTTGGCAGCTTTCCGCTTGAGAATCCTAAAATAATTTTAGGGGAACAGGAAGAAGTCAGCACCCCTGCAGCCGACAGGGTAAGAACGGGTAGCGCTTTAAATTATGCTGCTCCGTATAATGATAAGTTTGCTGTGCTTGAAACAACGGCAGACAAAGAAAACAGGAATCTTGGTACAATTGCAAGCGCACCATTTACCAAGATTATAGGAAAGTAAATGAGCCTGGAAAAAGGAATCTATGATAGATTGTCTACTGACTCAACGTTATCAGCGTATTTTACTGATGTAAAAACGCAAATAGGTAATCGGCCTTTAGGTGAAAAAGCTGTTTTTCCTTATTTGCAATTTAAAAAGCTTGACAGTCCTTTATATGACAACAAGCCGGAACGCTGGGAGCGGTGGCGCTTTATTGTAACCGACTCTGATTTTTTCGATTGCGGAGAAATAAGGGATTTAGTAGCAGGATTGTTTTTAAAAGGATACGGGGATCTTGATGATGTTACCGTATTTAATGCACAGGTAATTAATGCCGGGAGTGATCCGGTTTTTAATACAGAGATTAGCGCATATCAGGTGTTAGATCTTGATATACGTTTTTCATACTATATTTAGGAGACGATTATGTCATTATTTCAATTAGACGAAACATATCTTGACAGTACAGATGTGCTTCGTGGTAATGCTACAGTAGAAATTTCTCCGTATCAAGCTACGCCCTCATATACAAATATTGGGGCAATTATTAACGTTTCCATACAGAGAAATTTAGAAACTACTGAAGAACAGACGGACAACAGTCCAGGGGATCAGCGGATTTATAAAGAGATTGCAACATTAAGCCTGACACGATGTGAAGCATTAAACACTGCCGTTTCTGAATCAATCTCTGGTGATTCTGACACGTATGCAAATGTAGCAGGGTCGCTGGTAGAAGGCGGAACGCAGACAATTGCGGCAAACTGGACAAACCTTCAAACCTATGAATTGTCAGGGCAAAATTCAGACGGAACGGTCCCAACTATAAACAGTGTAACCGCAAGTGTTAGCGGAGCGCTGGCCGCTGAAGATGATTATTTTATCACCAGAGGCGCAAATGGATTATGGACAATTGCTTTTGATACCGGTGGTTCTGCGACTGTAGCAACTTCAGAAAGCATTGTTATTGACTCTGATTATACCCCGGCTGCAAGTACTACAATTACATGGGCAACCGGTAAAGTCCTGACAAAGTTTATTGTACGATTGACTTTTAACAACCAGGGCGCAAGAGCAAAAACCGTAGTGCTTTATAAATGCCAGCTTGAAGCACGGGACGCTGTGTCTTTGGCTGCCGATGATGCGGAAGACCCGAGATATCTTGAACCGCTTACAATTACTTGTATGCCTGATGGATTGTATAATTCTGATGCGGTAGGGCTTGAAACTATTAACGCAAGTTAAACCTCTTTCTCCCTGATGGGTGGTCGGAGGTTATCTCCGGCTGCCTGTCTTTTATCGGGGGAAAGTGAATATAGGGAGAAAAAAATGGCAGAAGACATTAAAAGCGAACTTATCGAAAACATTGACGATGTAAAGACGATTACTATCGAAGCAAAAGACGGGAAGACATATAAAATTGACAATGTTTTACCGGTCAAAGCAGCACGACTACTTGAGTCTAACATACAGATACTTGCCCGAATGCTGCCGGACAATAATGCCGGGCAGGACCCGGAAGAATTTGAAAAGGCAAGCAAGGTATTAAATTATGTTATTTCGTGGGCCAATATAGCAAAGTATCCAGAGCTTACTCCTGAATACATAGAAGATAATTTTGACGGTGATGATTTTATTTTTATAAATCTTATGTATCAGGTTGCATGGGCCAAGATGTGTAAGCGGCGGAAATGGTCGGAGGTGGCGCCGCCAAAAAAGCAGGAAGGGGAAGCCGAAGATCAATAGGATGTTTTGATGATCAAATATATACAATTGCAGCAGAAACAAATTCCTCAATTGAGTACATTTTATATAAAATGCCTTATATTGCGTTTCTTGAATGTATTAACTGGATTGCAATGTATAAATTTGGATACACCCGAAAATGGATCACACAAGAAGAGCAGACGGCTTCCCTTGAATGGAAAGTGTGGGATGAAGCAAATAACAACTGGATTGATTTTGTACCAAACGAAATTAAACGGTATAGATTTGAAAAATCAAGAAACTGTTATGTTTTGCCAAGGGGTAATTAATGGCCATTAAAGCGTTTGAAGTATTTGGCGAAATTGTACTAAAAGCCGACAAAGCAAAAAAAGATTTAAAAGACTGGGAAAAAGGAATAAAGCTTGTCGGCGACAAAATGCAAAAAGTCGGAAAGGAAATGACAAAGTTTTTGACTTTGCCTATTCTTGGAGCGGCGACAGCATCGGTCAAATTAGCTTCAGACTTTGATGAATCATTAAATAAAATCACTGTAGCATTTGGGGACTCAAAACAGGCTGTTATTGACTGGTCAGAAACAACGGCCGACAGAATTGGTATGTCTTCAGGTGCGGCTTTAGATGCTGCCGCACTATTTGGAGACATGGCAACGTCAATGGGACTCACTCAGTCGGCAGCGGCTGACATGTCAATTGACCTTGTTAACCTTAGCGGCGACTTGTCAAGTTTTAAAAACGTCCGGCAAGATATAGCATCAACAGCATTAAAAGGGATTTTTACCGGCGAAACAGAAAGTTTAAAAGGGCTTGGAATTGTAATGACCCAGGCTGAATTACAGGCTTTTGCATTATCAAGAGGAATAGAGAAAAATATTCAGGACATGACACAGGCTGAAAAAGTCAATCTTCGGTATGCTTTTGTTTTAGAAAAAACCCAAAACGCACAGGGAGACTTTGAAAGAACATCTGATTCTCTGGCAAATCAGATGCGTTCACTTAGAGCAAATCTTGAAGATGCAGCTGTGACTTTAGGCACAAAATTATTGCCAATTGTTACGCCAATAGTTCAGAAAATAAGTGAGTTTGTTAAAAAGATTTCAGAACTTGATGACGGTACAATCACCTGGATTTTAAGAATCGGGGGATTGGTTGCGGCCATTGGGCCGTTAACAAAAGTTACCGGTGTATTGATATCTAATTTTAAAACCTTGTCGGCAGTAGGTAAAAACCTGTTTTCACCAACCGGAATTATAGCGGCCGGGATTGCGTTGATTGGGACTGCTATAGTTAAATATACTTTATCTGCTCAGGCAATCGGAGAAGAAGCAGAAGCAATTAAAAGAAAGCATGACGAACTTTTAGCAACAAACAGCGAACAATTAACTGCAAACGAATTAGCGGCTGAATTTATAGGTCTGTCAAAAGAAAAATTAATGATGGAAAGGGTTGCAATAGAAGAAGAATTGAGAGCTTTTGTCGATGCTAATAGTAGAAAAATTGAACTAATAAATGAATTTAATGCAATATTAGAAGAATCAGAACAGGATCATGTATCTGCTGTTCGATCATATGAAATTGGTGAAAGAAGAAGACAAATAGCCCAGCAGCTTGGCATTGATTTAACAGGAAAAGATAGAGTTGAACTCGAAGGAACATTAAGGGCAAAAGTAGCATACTATGAAGATTTAATACCTAGGCAAAAGGCTGATTTAGAAGCTCGTCGGGATGCTTTAGATTTAGCCATAGCACAAAAAGCAGAATCTGAAGAAAGTGCAAACGCATATGAAGAAGAGTGGGATGCCCTTGATGATTTAATTTCAAAAGAAAAACAACGGAGCGGAATAAACAGAACAGCCGCCAAGTTTAGATATGATGAGAATTTAAAACAATCAAAAGGAATGTTTAAAACATATGAAGAAGAATACGTACAGCCGGTAATTGATTCTGAATTTACTATCTGGAAAAGAACAAGGGAAATAGCAGAAGAAGGAATAAAAACTGTTACGGCAGTCAGGGACAAGGCTTTTGAAGAATGGAAAGAACAGCAAGAAAGTAAATATGTAGGCCCGATGATAGATGGAGAATTTGAAGTATACAAGGCCCGTATGGAAAAGCTGGACGCTTGGAAAGAAGCAAATGAAATATTTTATCAAGACATGATGGAACTTGATAAAAAATATATTGAACAAGCATTAAAAGATTATGAGGATTTGCAAAGCCAAAGAAAAAAAGACATTGAAACAACTACAGAAGCACTTCAAAACTTTTTAAAACCTGCTATGGAAGATATAATAGGAACTGTTTTAGAAGGCGGGTCAGCTTGGCAATCGTTAGGAAAAATTGCTATCGGGACAATTGCAAATATTCTTGACGGTCTTGGCGCACAATTAATTGCTTTAGTTGCAACACATGGTTTAGCTTTAGATTTTGCTGGAGCTGTTGCAGCCGGTGCTGGCGCAGCCGCTGCATTTGCAGCTGCTGCCGCATTAAGAGGAAGCATAGAACGCTTTGCAGAAGGCGGACTTGTTCCGGGTAGTCCGAATGCCGGGGATGTTGTTCCGGCAATGCTGACCGGCCGTGAAATGGTGTTAAATGGTAGACAACAGGCAAACCTTTTTAATATGATTGACAGGCCTAATTTAAGTTATAACACTACTAACAATTATGGTTCGAATTCACTTGATTTAACTGTAGGAATGGGAGATGAAATATTTTATAAAAAAATAAATCTTGCTTTTAAAAACAATAAAGCACGGGTTTATGCAAGGAACATAATACAATGAGAATTACACCATATAATCAAATAACTTCAAGCATAACAATCACACCAAGTACCCAGGATTATGCATACCCAAAAGCTAATCTATTAGATGTTTACGGGTCGGAGGTTTTTAAGTTTACCGATTATTCAGATGTTAATATTGTGTTTTACAAGGCGGCTTTTTTTGACTTTGATTCAATTGCTATTGTTAACCACAATTTTACAAGCGGAGCAACAATTACCCTTGAAGCAAATACTTCAGACGCATGGGGGGCGCCCCCGTATCAGGAGTCTATTACATGGCGTGAATATATGACTTATGATTTTGTTACGGCAGTTGCTACTACAGACAATTACGATTATGTCAGAATCAGAATACAAGATCCTGGAAATACGGAAGCCTTGCAGATCGGGTATATAATGCTTGGCGATTATGTACAGATGCCCGGATTTAGTCCTGATTTATCTATCGGTGATCAAGTGCTTGGTGTGTCAGCAATAACCGATTCAGGACAGACCGAAGGGACTAAATATTATGATCGGCGTGTGATTACTGTAAACATGAATGATTTTTCAGAAGCACAAAGAACGGCTGTGAGGACTATTATTACAACTAATGGAAGTTTTCAGCCGGTTGCGGCTGTGTTATGGGAATCAGACTTTGCAAAAGAACTACCATTGTATGCTGTTTGTGAAGATGAAAAAACTTTTAATCATACCGATAATTTTCTAACCAGATGGTCAACGTCTTTTACACTTACGGAGGTTTTATAAATGGCCGGAACATTAGTAAACAAAACAGTACCGATTGACTGGTTTATCGAAGGTACAACCGGATATGAAGCGGTTACAATATCAAATTATTCAGCAACAACAGAACCGGCTGTTCAGGCAGGATCAAAGCTTGAAATATCCGGGGACATATACGAATTTACTTTAACGTCAATAACCGGCTGGTCTGGAATAGCAAATAGCACACAGGCATATATTAAGTTTGTTCCGGCCGGGTCTGCGTGTACGGTTGAATTTACGGACTCAGCACCAACCTGGTCTGATGCAAAACAGGGCTGGTATGATGGAAATGACCGGTACATATTTGCAGTTTATAAAGACGGCTCGGGTAACTATACTAAAAAATCATACTTACCAATTAAATTACTTAGAAGATTATACGGGAACACTTACATTGATGGAGACGTGACAGCAGAAGAAGGACTCACTGCAAATGCAAATTCAAGTGTAAACGCTGATTTATTAGTTACAGATGATTTGACGGTACAGCAGACATTGGAAGTTACCCAGACTTCAACCTTGACAGGAGGGATTGACTCCGGGGGCGGGGGTACATTCTTAAAATTTAAAATAGTTGAGATAGGGGACTGGAATATGAATGTCAGCGCCGCCGGGGTTGCTTCTGTTTCGGTTGCACACGGTTTAACAGCATCAACAATAAGATCGGTAAGTGTTATCGTTAGGAATGATGCTCCAAACACATACTATCCATTAAATTCATTTAGTAATGGGGCTGACCCCGCTTTATTTGCTGGAGGTGTTACTGCAATAACGGGAATAAATGTAATTTTAGCAATAAGAACGGGGGGAACATTTGATGCAGCAGGCTTTGATGCAACGTCATATAATCGAGGATGGATTACCATCTGGTATACAGCATGATAAATAAAGCAGTACTATTACAATTTGCAGTAAAAACCCTCTGGCCTTATTTTATAACAGATTCAGCCGGAATATGGTATTTTGATTTTAATGGGACATGGACGGGAATAGCCGCATCTTTGGCAACGTCTTTAATTGCGCTGTCTGAAAATATAGAAAATGTAAATCAAGTAATAGCAGACGGAACAGGGCTAACACAGGTTAACAGTTATACGAACACTGTAACCGGCCGGGCTTCGGCTTTGGCTTCAGCCCCTTCTTTTATTTGGGACGGGGAAAACGATATTATATATATCAGGCTTGCCGATTGGGACCCGCCAGACCTTTCTACTATTACGCTCGGCGTAACAATTAACGTTTCAAATCAGGCGTATGACGATACTGTAAATGATATACTACACCGCCCCGATTTAATGGGAATTCCTGGTCTGGCAGAACAGAAAGACCCGCTTTTTTATCAACGATTAGCATTTGATGAATTTACACAGGACATTAATAATTCCGGTCAAAAATATGATTATTTACAAGCATATAATTTGTTCGGTGCGCAAGCGGATTACTACTACGGTAATATTGATTCTGCGTTTAGCACTTTTACACAGATTAAAGCCGGAAAAATAAAATCATACACTTATAATGATAATAAATTTAGCTTGCGCATAAAGGACGGCAGGAAGGCGCTTTCAAAAACATTGCCGCCAAATAAACTTAGTCAGACAACCTATACTAATTTAAAAGATGAATATTCAGGAACAAGAATTCCTTTAGTATATGGGCAGGTCAAAGATCATAAATGTATTCCTTTAGATGATGATGCCGTACAAGTAAATTATACTTTTATGATTGCCGATACAGAGATTTATAATTTATATCCGGGTACTACCGGAGTAGATTTTGAAATAGTAATGGATGATACAAACAAGGCGGCAAACGTTTTGAACTTCTCAGCATCAGCAGGGACTTTTCAACTTCCTGCAGCACATTACACGGTAGGCAAAACTGTAACTTATACCGGGCCGGGCTTTGTTTCATCCGGCACAACATTGGTTGACAACCCGCTTGATATTGTCAAACACTGGCTAAGTGATTATTTATCCATTACGTATAATTCAGATAATTATAATACAACAGAATGGGCTGCAGAAACAACGGCAGCAACAGACGGAGGGCTTGTAATCAGTCAGCCGACAAGCATTATTGAAGCAATATCCGACATAGCAGGACAAACAGGGGCAGGGTTTCTCTTAGACCGGGATGGGCGCTATACATGGCGGTCTTTTGACAGTTCAAAATTCAGGGCGGTGATGATTAGACAGCATCAATGGAAACGGTTTCCAAGTGTGACAATAGATTCCGATGAGATATTGACATCAGCAACAGCAAAGTATAACAAATCAATCGCTTCCGGCCGGTGGTCACGGTATGAAGACGACTCCCAAAAAACTGAAATATTTAATGTAACCGATGAAGAAATAAACAAGGAATTTGATACTATTTACACAAATGCTACTGATGCGCAAACATTTGCGGAAAGCATTATGGAGCGTTCAGGGGTAGAACCAAAAACATTTACAGGAATTGTTGATGATAAATATATTGATTTGTCTGAAGTAAAAATCGGAGAACTTGCACAGATTGAGATTAACAGATTAGTTAATGGACAATATGTAGAATGGCTTGGTATAATGCTTTGTGAGATTTTGGAAGTCATACCGAATATTGATGAAAGGGAGTGTGCTTTGAAGTTTAGACGAATTGAAGATGCCACACAGTTTGAATTGTTCCGCTGGATTGTCGACGACCTTAGCAATACAGATTTTATAGTGGATAGTATAAGCGACGGTGTACAGCCGTTATATGCGGATAATATTGATATAGGAACTTAACAGGAGTTTAAGATGGGCGAAACATACAATGCAGGGTTGCGAATAATTCTTGACACACGGGCAAACATAGAAGCATATACACCGCTTGAAGCAGGAAGGGCTGCGTATGCAACCGATACCGGGGCTTTGTATTTAGGTGATGGATCAACGGCAACCAGCAGCCGGATAATGGGGTATTTTGATATTGCAAATAAAAGGTTTGGAAATACAGACCCTGCATATATTGTTGATTTTACTACAAGCCGGGCGGCTGATGATTATATACGGATAGTGCATACAGGAAATTATAACACCGGGGTATGGGTGGGAAACATAAATGGAAGTTATCAGTTAAGGGCATTACAAACAACCGGTGATTGTGCAATTTCAGATATTAGCGCCGGAACAAATCCGATTGTGATTGATAATAATTCTCCAAGCCAGGTTATATATATTGCAGCAGCTAAGCGGTTAGATGTCGGCGGGGCGTTTGCATTCGGCAGCGGCGGCGTAGTTACTCTAACTACAGGAACTTATGATGGTTATGACGTTACGGATACAGGATTAATTTATGCAGTTACTACCGGCGGCAATGTTACTATAAATGATTTTACAAACGGAGTGGCAAGTCAAATATTACATATTATGAATACATCCGGGGCAAACGATACGGTAATAACCGATGCAAGCGGCAGCAATCAGCAAATTTATTTATACGGCGGTACAATGACATTTAACAACGATATTGGAATGATTACAGTTGGATGTAATGGGTCATACTGGTGCGGAAATACACCATAGGGGGCAGGCATGAAAATAATTGATAAGGCGTCATACAAAGAACTGGTTCTAGAATGTCGGCATATTGAAGGCTATACACGAAAATGTAATAACTGCGGCAATCAAATTGAAACCGTTAACAATGTTAAAATTGAAGAGTGCCCGACTTGTAAAAGTAAGAACATATCTAAAGCAATTGCTAAGCGCTGTCCGAATGTGGAGCGTATAGCCTACACTATACAAAAAGGCATTGACAATCATTTGAAATCTATCGATAAACGGAAGCTTAAAAACTGGAATAAACCAGATGAATATTACTGTAATAAACACGCACAAGAAACCACAAGGAGCCGTATAAATGACCGCTAAACAATATTTTTTTAAAGAACTTCCCAAACGCTGCGGGGTACATCCTGCATGCGGAAAAGTAGTAGAACAGATTTATCTTTCTGAACTGGCAGGAGAAGAAGCCTTTTCCAGATCTGAATTTAAAACTGTCAGAGATCGGGCAAGATTAGCATTACCATACAGACCGGCCCCCGGATATGAACAGGAATGGAACCACGGGCTTGACGTTGCAACCCTGTTTTTACTGGATTCTGATTTGTCAAAGGGTATTGCAATTGATGAAGAGTTGCATGAGGAAATGCTCAGTAATACGTATGATGAAATTGAAATGGATGTTTTAAAGCAGGCTTCCGACTGGTGGAACGGATAAGCAACCTAAGCAAGATATTTGTTATCATTACATCTTTAGTAATAATATTTAATTGTATAACATTCTTTGTAAATTCAGAAGATTTCTTATATTTGCTTAAATACGTTATACCGTTTATTTGTTTGCTGTTTCTGTTAATTTTTTACAGAAAAGTATTTTTAAATGAATGGTTGTTGTTTTTATGTGCGCTTGGCGTTGCTATGATGGGACAACAAGGGAACTTCTCCGGGGCAACATTTATGATATTTTCTTTTATGATTTATTCTTCCCGGAACAGAAACATTATAAAACTAAGTATTTTTTTACTTGCTCTTGTTGTTAAATCATTAATTATTAATATAAATATTTCCCAGTTTGTGAATTTGCTATTGCTGAATTCTGCCGTGATAGTTGTTTATTTTGTCATTCCAAAAAAAACCATGGAAAAGCCGATTGATATTGATGATCAGGTATTACAAATAATTAATTATAAACTCCGGGGACTAACGTATAAAGAAATATCAGAACTTGT